GATGCGGTAGCAGCGCCCTGATACCCCGATGCGGTAGCAGCGCCCCAGTCGCCCGATGCGGTAGCAGCGCCATTCATCTTGGTTGCGCGAACGCCTTCGCGCTCGCCGTCGGCATGGGTGCCGTCGATCCATTTGACGCGATCCATGACGTAGCGGATCGCCGCGGCGACCAGCTCGGGGAGGTGAAGCTCGGCCTTGATGGTGATCTCGGCCGCGGCGATCTTGCTGTCGCCGCCCCTCTCGCGCGCTGTCTCCCCCGCCATCTCGACCACGGCATAGCGGCTCGTCGCCGGCGGGTAGTAGCCGAACACATCGAGCGGGTGCTCGCAGGCGTGGAAGCCGCTCTCGCAAGCCTTCACCGGCCCGTCGTGGCGATAGGTGCCGCCGATGGCGTAGGCAAAGCCGCGGCAGGTCAGGTTCGTATCGAAACCCTTGTAGGCGACGATCGGCGCTGCCTTGCCGGCGGGCGCGATCGTTTCGGTCGTCTCGGCGGCCACGGCGATCGTCTTGGGTTTGCGGGGCATTGTCATATCCTCTTCATGACTCGGGGAGAGCGCTTGCGTCTGATCGCGCGATAGCGAGAACGTCGAACCGGTTGTCCGTTCGCCATCGCAGGGTCAGGGTGAACGGTTCGTCGCGTGAGAACGAAATCCGACTATGGAGATGCAGCGTCTTGCTGCCGACAACGCGGGTATCGAGCGGACGGCTGAAATAGAGGGCATTGACGCCCCCGTTGCTGCGCAACCAGTCAGCGAGAGCGGTCGACCCGATCTGCCTTCGGCCCACCTCGCGCAGGGCACAGGCGTAACGCATGGCGTTGGTGCGGTCGGTCTCCGTGAAGACGAAACGACAGACGAGAACGTAGATGTCGCTGGCTTTCTCGACGTATCGCCTGTTGCCCTGTCGCGGCTGATCGGCAAACAGGCGCTCCAGTTCGGATTGCTCGTTCGCATCTCGCTCGCACCTCTCGCAAAGCTCCAGGCACGGCGCGAGAACATCATAGAGCGCAAGCGACGCCTGCTTCTGGCTCGGATTGACGTGGCGATCGACGACGGTCGCCGCGTCGCGGCGGGCCTGCAGCGCCAAGTCGACGATCGGGGTCATCGCACGCATCACCACCTGTCAGAACGGGATCTCGTCGTCGAGTTCGCGGCCACGCCGTGCGGCGCTGGTGCGGTCCTCGACCTGGCGGCGATAGGGGTCGTCGTCACGACTGCGGGCCGTGCCGTAGCTTTCGGGACCGTCGGCTTCGGGCGGACGGTTCGACGGCAGCCTGTCGAGCATCTGCAGTTCGCCACGAAAACGGTTCAGCACCGTTTCCGTCGTCCAGCGGTCGATGCCGTCCTGACCGGTCCACTTGCGCGTCTGCTGCTGGCCCTCGACGTAGACCTTGGCGCCCGTCTTCAGGAACTTCTCGGCGACCTCGGCGAGCTGCGGGTTGAAGACGACGACGGTGTGCCATTCTGTCCTCTCCTTGCGCTCGCCGCTTTCCCTGTCCTTCCAGGTCTCCGACGTCGCCATACGGAACGACGCGATCGCATCGCCCGCCGCGCTGCGCCTGATTTCCGGATCGGCGCCGAGATTGCCGACGAGAATGACCTTGTTGACCGATCCGGCCATCACGAACTCCTGTCTTTCCGGGGATTGGCGTCGTCAGACCCGCATGACGGACAGTCATGCGATCGGCCGGGACAATCCGGCGCGATTGTGCCGTGCGGGCACCTGCATACAGGCCAGCGATCGCACTCGAAGATTCTGCCCGATCCGCCACATCGCGCGCAGTCGATTGCGGCTGGATCGGATTTCGATGTCGTAACTGTCGACATGAGTGTCACCACCTCAACTGCATGATGACGAAGGCGCGGTCGTCCAGTTGCGGAATGAGGCGAAGCGCGGTGGCGTCGTTCTCGGACGGAGCCAGCGTCAGCCGACCGCCGCCGGCGACAGCGACCGCCTCCTTCAACAGGCGGGCATTGAGGGCAAACGGCTCTCCCGAACCCTCGACGATTGCCGGGACGCGAATGTCTGCATCGCCGGTATCACCCCTTATCTCGATGAGGATCGCGTCGGTCTCGGCCGTGAAGCGGACCGGGCGATTCGCCATGGACCGGCCCTTGGGGTCCGTACGCGGGACAACGGCCAGGCTCGCCAGCGCCTGGTCGAGATGCGGCGCCTCGATGCCGACCCGGAACGGGCCGGGCGCCACGAGAAGCCGGGCATAGTCGGGATAGGTGCCGTCGACGAGCTTCGATGTCATACGGATCATCGCGCCTTCGACGACGATGCGGGCATCGGTTCCGGCGATGGAAAGTTCGCTCTCGTCGCCGGAAAATACCTTCAGCATTTCGCCGATCGCGCCATCCGGAATGATGACGCCGGGCACGCCGGACGAACGTCCGGGCATCTTTTCGGCGCCTTCCGGAAGGCTGCGGCTCGCGACATGCATGCGATGACCGTCGGTCGCCGTGGCATGGATCTCGCCGTCGCGGACATTCAGGAACACGCCGCACAAATAGGGGCGCGTGGTCTCGGCCGGGATCGCCTTCACCGCCGTCGCCAGCATGGTGCAGAACTCGTGGCCGCGCATGGTGAAGGACCAGGTCGGCGGGCGCATGTCGAACACCGGGAAGGCGTCCGCCGGCAGGATCGCGATCGTCATGCGGGCGCGGCCATGACGCGCGGTCACGCTGTGCAGGCCATCGGAGAACTCCAGCCGGCCTTCCGCCTCGCCCGCTCCGGCGCGAACCGCGAAGAAGTCGAGGACGGCTGACGGGATGGCGACGCGGACCGAACCTTCGGCGCGACACTCGACGATGGCGCGGATCTCGAGGTCGAGGTTCGACATGGTCATGGCCATGGACCCGCCGGCGATATCGACCAGGGCGCAATCGAGCAGCTCGTTCCTCGACGTGGTGTCCCGCGCATTGCGGATGGCCTTGGCGGCCTCGACAAAGGCAGCGACGGAAAAGGTGACATTCATCGCGACCCGACCCTCTCGTTCTTCTGCGGAAACAGCCGGGCGATCGTGTCGCGATGGCGTGCCTCGATCGTCTCGGCGTCAGGCGCGGTACCTCCGTTCGGCAGGCCCCGTGCAGCAATCAGGCGCTGCCGTGACGCGAGGTCCGGCAGGTCGGCGAAATGCTCGCGCAAGAGCGCGTAGGCTTCCGCCGTCTCGCCGGCGGCAATCAGATCGGCGAGACGGCCGACGTCGTCGACGAAGTCCTCCGGAACATCGCAGTCATCGCCGGTGAAAGCGGTCTCGCAGGTCGGGCAGACGTGGCGCGACATGGTCAGATCCTCGCCGCGTCGGGGCAAAAGCGGCCGAGCCGATCGCGCCATTCCTCCGCCGCCGTCGCCACCGGCCAGGCCTTCAGTGCCCCGCGGATCTGGATCGGGCGGGCGTTGTCGACCTCCGCGCCCCAGCTGCGGCGCGACGGCGCGAGCAACTGGCGCTGTTCCGTGGCGAGGAGGCGAAGGTCATAGTCGGCGACGAGAGTGCGATAGGTGCGCGCCGGCGGCGGCAAGCCGGCAGCCTTCCAGATCGCCCGGTCGAGCCGTTCCTTGGCCGTGGCGATCAGCACCGGCACCAGCCGGCCGGCATTGTCGCCGGCGAGTTCGGCGGCGAGAACGGAGAGCCATCGCGCGACGGGTGTCGTCATGTCGCCAAAGATGAATTCGTGGGCGTCGTGCAGCAGCACGTAGGCGGCGAGGTTGGCGTCGCCGTGTTCGGCGAATGCGGCGTCGGCGCCGGTGACGCAGTGCTGCGCTACCGAATAGGGGTTGCCGAGCATGTGACCGCCGAAGCGACAGATGCGGGCAAGCGATTCGGCGGCGTCGCCGAAAAGGTCGATGTCGCTCGCGTCGAAGCCGGTCAGCGGGAAGACGCGACCGTGCGCGGTCTGTTTCCAGATGGCCGGCAGTCGGTCGTCGGTCGTCGGCAGTCGGCTGAAGCTGGAAAGGTCAGCCATGGTTGCGCTCCGTCTTCTGGCTGGCAGCGAGGCCGGAGACGATGCGGTTGCGCTCACGATCGAGGAGCGGAAAGAACCGCAGGAAGCGGTCGAGATGGGCGAGGCATCGCTCGCCCTGGCTCGTCCACGGATCGAGCTTCCACGCGGCGCGCGCCCGGCAGAACGCCTCCCATGCGCCGGCCCTTTCCGCCGTCGGCGTGGCGCCTGCGGTGAGCGGCATCACGTGGACGGCTGCTGCGATCGCCTTCTGCAGGAAATCGGGGACGCGGTCGCCGGCCGGCGCCACCTGACGGACGAAGCTGGCGCCGGCGAGAGTTCGCGCCACTGTCTCGTGCTCGACAATCTCGTCGGAGGAAAAACCCGCGGCGACGAGGTCGCCCCATGTGGCCTGGCCGAAGGCGCCGGCGGCCTCGCGCATCTTATCGGCCATTTCGACGGCGCGCGGATGCGGATCGCCGATGTCGATCGCACAGGACGGCTGCGACGCATAACCCGAAGAGCGGAAATCAGCATACATCGCCGACCTCCCGCTGTTCAGCCGCGGCGGCGGCGAGTTCGGCGTCGGACATCACGTCCCGCCAGTCGGCCGGGGCGGTCTGGTCGTAGCCGTAGCCTTCGAGTTCGGAGACCAGTTCCTGGCGCGGCGACAGGGGTTCGCACGGGGTTCCCATCAGATCGCTCCCAGGACGAGGGCGACGACGAAAACGAAAGACGCCACGACGACCAGCGACGCGACGGCGCGACCGGTCGAACAGGGCTCACGGTAGCCACGCGACCGCGCAAGGCGATCGCCTTCGAATGTTCCGAGATGATGCACGGGAGACCTCCATCGCGGGAATGCGATGGGAGATATTCCCGATAATGTGTATCTAAGTCAACTCAGTTTGGGTAATATCACCGCGGCGTCATGTGCTTCACTCGCGCGGCCCAGACCAACTCGACGTCTTCAATTGGGCTTTCGGTCTGTGAGAGCAGGTGAAAGTGGCCGGGGCGAGATCCCCGCATCAGCTTCTTGACGAGGATCCTGCCATCGACGGTCTCGCAGACGACCAGGCGGCCGAGCAGATCGAGCGTGACCGGATTCCTGATGTCGTCGTAGTAGACGAGCCATTGGTTGAAGAACGAGCCGAGGGAATCGCCTCTGACTTCCAGTGCCACGGTGTCCTTCGTCCCCCCGGGTGGCATGGGCACCTCATCAAAATGACCGTGTGAGTCGCCGTAGTAGTGCGCTGATGCGCCTGCGCCGACGTACCCCATGATAGGTACGCTAGCCTCAGTGACCTCCGAATGGGAAACAGCGAAGGCGCGAGCGGCCTGCGCTATGTAGTCGTTCGTCAGACGTCGCTCGCCACGCTCGAGCTTCACGTATTGGCTCTTCGAAACACCCATTGCGGCGGCAGCCTGCTCGTGCGTCAGGCCGAGGCGATGGCGGATTATTTTCAGATTGTTTCCCATTTCGGGGACCCTGCCATGGCGGTCTGGCGGACGTCGCTCCACAAATCGGGAGATTTGCGCTTGACGATGTTGCATAAAATGGGGAATATCCGTGCCCATGAAGCTCATCGATTACATGCGCCTCCACAATTTCCGGCCCGAGGACCTCGCCGACAAGATCGGTGACGTCACGGCGTCCGGCGTTCGCAAATGGATGAGTGGGGAACGTATCCCGCGCCGTGACCAGATCGAGAAGATTGCCGAGGTCACGGCCGGCGCAGTTCTGCCCAACGATTTCTTCACGTTGCCCGCGCCCACGGAGGCCGCGGAATGAGTGCGTTCCGGTCACTTCTGCTGGACCTTCTCGATCCGGGCCGCCTTGGTCACGGCGAAGAATTCCTGCATCTCGTGGAAGGTGCGGGCGACAACGGGCTCGGTTTCGAAGGTTTCGAATTCGTGCGCGAATGCGTCCGACTCGCGCCGGAAGTCCAGCACCCGCCGCTCGATGGTCGCTATGTCGTGCTCGGTGAGGCGACGGCGCCGCGCCTCGGACGTCAGGTCGAGATAGATACGGCTGACCAGCGTCTTGTAGAGGATCGCATAAAACTCCTCCGGGGTTTTCGGGATCATCCGGCGTTCCTTTCATTCCTGCGTTCGATGTTCTCCGGCACAGGGCCGGCGTTTCCGGAGTATGTCGCATGAGCGCGCTATTGAGTTCCGCCGCTGCCCCGATGGCGCTTCGCTTCGACAAGCCGCTTGGTGAGTTCATCCACGTATGCGAGCGCGAGCGCGCCGATGCGCTTGCCGTCGAGCCCTTCGTCCCCGGCAGAGCGGACCGGTGTTCGCGCCAGGATTGCCCGCACGTCGGCCATCGTCAGCTGTACGCTGGTCTTCGGATCGTCCGTCAGGCCGGCGAGCAGGAGCACGATCTGGCACTGCATGGCCTCAAGGGCCGCATTGCGTGCGAACAGCTGTTCCAGCATCGCTTCGACGTCCAAGTCTCTTTTCACATTGGCCTCCCTGACGACCGGCTGCCGCTCGATACGACGCCGGGCTGCAGGATATCCTCTCAGACGCAGCAGTCCGCCTCCCTTTCGGATGAGGCCGCGGAATGAGCGCGCTATTGGGATGTGTCGACCCCGGCGACGGCGTGCGCGCGGACTTCGAACCTGTCCAGGTATTCGGCAAGCAATTTCGCAAATGCCGTGCCGCCCTCACCGTGCTTGGCGGCCGGCGATTCGAGAAGCTGCCGTCGCGCATTGGAAAGAAAGTGATCCCGGAATTCCTGCGCGGAATCGCCGAAGTCGTCGGAAACGACGGCGAGCAGCTGGGCGACCATCTGCTCCAGTATGACGGTCCGGGCGAAGACGGAATTCATGACGTGCTGGTCCGCGGGCATGATGATTCTCCGGTTGATCCGTTCGCAGTCTATCAGGACACCGCGCAACCGCAGCGGCCCGCCGCCCTTCACCCGAACGACGTTGACCGCGTCGGTCCTGCCGGCCCGGATGCCGAACCCCGCGGCGCCGGGCCGGCCCTTTCGCAGGAGGCGGCGGAATGAAGCAAAGCCAGGCATGCGGTCCTCCGTGATCTGATCCGACCGCACCACACTGAAGCAAAGCCCATCGTCCCGCATGGAAACAATTCGGCGAATTGTTTCCTTGACATGAACCGTTTTTCTCAACCGACGGACCAAAATGAAACTGCCGCGATCGACCAGCGACGACGAACGCAACGACCTGAAGTCCGCCACCCGCCAGGCGTTGGCGATCGCGCGGCCGACCCGCTTCGCCGCGGTCACCCGCGTCGATGCGCCGAGCCTGTCGAAATACGGCGATCCGTTCACCGCGAACGCGTTCATGCCGGTCGACGTCGTCGCCGATGTTGCAGGGGTACCGGCTGGTGCCGATCGGCGACGGCGAGGATGGCGGCCGGATCGGCATCGACGACCTGGCTTCGCTGTCCAAGGAAGGCGGCGACGTCGTGCAGACCCTCGCCACGGCAATGGCGGACGGCAAGATCGACAGCCATGAGCGCCGCGCCATCGCGGCCGAGATCGCCGAGAACATCACCGTACTGCGCCGCATCGGCCGCAAGGTCGCGGCGGAGTAGGCGCGCCATGACGATCCCGCAGGAGACGGTGAAGACGGCCCGCGAGCGCGGCATCGCCGAGGTGGCGATCGCGCTCGGCGCCTCGCGCCGGATCCTGGAGGGCCGCGAGCGCGGCGTGCCGTGTCCGGGGTGCGGCGGCGACGACCGCTTCGCCATCGATCCGGGAAAGAACGTCTTCCTGTGCCGAAAAAGCGGGGCAGCCGGCGATCCCATCGCGCTCGTGCGCCACGTGCACGGCGTCTCCTTTGCCGAGGCCGTTGCCATGCTCGCCGGCGACACGTCGATGCCGCAGCGTCGCGCACCGCAGCGGCGCGGCGACGACCGCTATCGCCAGCGGGCCCGCGAGCGCGCGCACCGGATATGGACGGAGAGCCGCAGCATCGAGCCGGCGCGAGGCGGCCATCTGGTGGCGCGCTACCTGGCGGTGCGCGGAATCCCGTTTCCCGACTGGCGGATCAGGACGCTCAGGGAGACGGAAGAGCTTGCCTACTGGCACTGGTCGAAGGAGCGGCAGGAGTTCGTTCGGGTCCATTCGGGACCGGCTATGCTCGCCGCCATCACCGGTCCCGACGGTCGTTTCATCGGCGTCCACCGGACATGGATCGACCTTTCACTACCGGGCGGCAAGGCCGAGATCTTCGATCCGGAGACCGGCGAGATGCTGGCGGCGAAGAAGGTCGAGGGCAGCCAGCGCGGCGGACGTGTCGTGCTGCGCGAGGCGGACGGAGGCGAGCTCGCCATCGGCGAGGGCAACGAGACCGTGCTGTCCTGGGCGGCGATCAACCCGGCACACCGGGGCGGCCTGTGGTGCGGCATCAATCTCGACAACATTGCCGGGCGCGCCGCCGACAGGATCGACCATCCGACCATCACCGTCACCGACAGTCTCGGGCGAAAGCGCCGCGCCCGCATCGCCGGGCCGACGCCCGATCCCGACGACCGCGACTGTCTCCAGGTCACCCCGTCCGATGCAGGCCGGATCATCCTGCTCGGCGACAGCGACAGCGACCGGTTCACCACGCAGGCGGCAATGACGCGCGCAGAGCGGCGGCTGGCCGCTTTCACCGCACGGACCGAATGGGCTCCGGACGGTACGGACTGGAACGACGTGCTGCGTGCCCGCGGTCGGGAGCGAGCGGCATGAGCGACGCCCTGCAGATCTACCGCTTCACCGTGTGCTGCGATCGCGACACGAACGCCGCGATCGAGAAGGCGGCCAAGGCCGCGGGGCTGTCGCCGACGAGTTTCGTGCAACGCCATTTCGACGGCATCGTCGTCGCGGCGGATTCGCCGGCAACGCAAGAGCCGACGCCGGCGAGCGTATCGCGGCGCGACATCGAGCGGGCACGTGACCTGGGGTTGAGCGTTGGCGAGATGCGCGTGCTCGACGCCATTGCACTGGCCGCCGATCGCGACGGCAACGCCGAAATCGGCGTCGGATCGATCGCGACCGCGACGGCCCTGACAGAGGGCAGCGTGCGCAACATCCTCTCCAAACTGGCGGCGCGGAACATGATCCGGCGGATCGGCAAGCCAGGCTTCCGGCGCACGACGATCTATCACGTGGAGGCCGTGCGGCGATGACCATCCAGTCCTATCGCGACTTCCTCGCCAGCAAGCGCGTCGCCGACCCGTCGACCGGCATGGAAACGGTTCCGGCCCTGCCGGACTTCCTGTTTCCGCACCAGCGCGACATCGTGCGCTGGGCGCTGCGCCGCGGCAGGGCGGCGATCTTCGCCGGCACAGGCCTCGGCAAGACGCTGATGGAGCTGGTGTGGTCGCGCGAGGTGGCACGCTTCACCGGCCGTCCGGTGTTGCTGCTGGCGCCGCTCGCGGTCGGCCCGCAGCACGAACGCGAGGCGGCGGCGTTCACGATCGAGGCGCGCGTCGTCCAGCCGGGCGAAGCGACGGTCGCGACCACGATCACCAACTACCAGAAGCTCGACCGTTTCGACCTGTCCGGCTTCGGTGGCATCGCGCTCGACGAAAGCTCGATCCTGAAGAGCCATGACGGCCACTACCGCACGCGGCTGATCCGCTCGGCGGCGCAGATCCCGTTCCGCCTGGCGGCGACGGCGACGCCGGCGCCGAACGACTTCATGGAACTCGGCAACCACGCCGAGTTCCTCGGCGTGATGAGCTACACGGACATGCTGTCGACCTTCTTCGTCCACGATTCGTCGGAGACGAAGACCTGGCGGCTGAAGGGCCACGCCGAAGAGGATTTCTGGCGGTGGATGGCATCCTGGGCGGTGATGCTGCGCAAGCCGTCGGACCTCGGCTATGCGGACGACGGCTACGACCTGCCGCCGCTGGTCAAGCGCCTGCACATCGTCGAGACGGCGAGCCGGCAGGAGGTCAGCGGCCAGTTCTCCATGCTGCCGGTGCTCGCCGAGACCATGGCCGAGCGGCAGCACGCGCGGCGATCCTCGCTTGCCGAACGCGTGCGCCGTGCCGTCGATCTGACGCCGGCCGACGAGCATTTCGTCTGGTGGGGAAACCTCAATGC